CATGTTGCAGACGCTTACAGCATATGAAAAAATATGGTAAAGTTTTAGGTGAGACACTTTCTATAAAAGACTTTGAAAAGTATCTTAAGTATTTTGACCATTTTGATTTTAGTGGACAAGTTTCAGACCCGTCTATGCATCCAGATTTTAAAGGCATATTGCACAAGGTTATAGAGTATGGTAAAAGTGCCTCAGTACACACAGCAGCATCACATAAGCCAGTAAAGTGGTACAAAGAAATATATGAAGAATGTACTAATGAAAATATTTCGTGGTTTTTTGGAATAGACGGACTACCAGAAGATTCACACAAGTATCGTGTAAGGCAAGACGGCAAAAAGCTTTTTGATATGATGAAGATGTCTACAGAATACATGGATCCTAATAATATCATATGGAAATACATTGTATTCAAATACAACCAACATGATATTGAAACTTGTAAAAAAATGGCACGTGATATCGGCGTCATATTTAACGTGGTATATTCAAACCGATTTCCGTCCGAAGAATTCAGGCCAGACACAGAATTCCAATCTACGATACCAATGTTAAATAAAGTATATTATCCTGACGGAAGTGAAGAAATATGGTAAATGAATTTGAACCTATGTGTCTCATTAAAAAATCCTTGCTTATGAAAAAAGAAGGATTTGCTCATACTGCTACCGGATATTTAATACCGTGTTGTCACATTGACTATGAGCACAAACCGCCAGATCCGCTATATAGCGCATTATTGAACGAAGAGCTTAAACTTTCAAATAATGAGTCTATCGAAGATATTCTATTGACAGATGAATGGTTAGCTTTTTCTGATGCTGTAGTAAAAGGAGCAAACGAAGGTCTTGAATATGCACCGCGGGCATGTAGAAAAATATGCGGGCCAGATAGACCAATTGAACAGATTGGCAGAACTGATGGCACTGTAAAAGAAAAAAAAGTGAAAAAATAGCAAATTAACTGTTTACATATGATTCCAGATGTATTATTCTAATTACAGAAACAGTGATTAGGAGAAAACAAGATGATCAAGATTCACCAAATTCAATTGACAGAAGCTCAAGTAGACCTTATCAATGCAGAAGGTCACGATGCAGTTCCTGCTCAATCAGCTAAATTGGCCGTATCATTCTTTGGTGCATCTAAGTTTAAAACCGAAAACTTTGCTTTCTACTCAGAAGCATTCCAAGTTCACACAGATGATAAAAATCTTGCATTTGAATATACTAATCTTTGGAACAACCAACACATTGTAGAAGTTATTGGCGATCGTAATCATTCAACATCAGTTGGCGATATCCTTGAAATGGATAACGGCGAATTCTTCATGGTGTGTAACTTTGGTTTTGAAAAAATCGAGGTGGCGGCATGAAACCTGATTTAACTAATTTTCATAACTATCAAAGCGGTCAAGCTGCGGCCACCGAAGAAATGAAACATCCGGACTTCGACTTATTCGCCGCGATTAAATCTTTTGAGGATGATCCTGCAGACAGTTCTTTTCAGCATGGCTTTCTTAATGCATTGCGCAGAGGAGGTATGTGATGTTTTATCTGCAGCTGATTATGAAAATTTTAGAATGTGATGAGGCTTATGCCAAAATCATATTTGATAAAATGTGTTTTTTGGATATGAGTGAAATGAGTGGTGCACAATTTACCGCTGAAGTACAATGGACAGATTTATGTTTAACTGAGGAGAGTGCGTAATGGTTGGTTTAATCAGAGATATTGAAACACTTCGGAGTGTTATTATTGGAATTAGTGAAGGCGCTTCAGATGAGAAGCGTAGTGCAATGACTATGTTAACGGACTTGTTGGCACGTAAGGAGCTAGAATTCAAAACTTTTGAGGATTAAAATGAACCTCTAGAAATGGATGTGGTCGATTAATGTTTACAAACGAAATTGATTGGGATGAAAGTATTACTACTGTCTTATGTGAGGCCGATGCTTACGAAGACGTGCAAATGTTCATCGACGAAAATGAAGTATACATAAGACAGTGGAATGTATCACGGGACGAGCACGACTTGATTATCATGTCTCCTATGATGTTCGCTGAACTATTACTAGCACTCAAACAGCCGGAAGGCAGTTTCCATACAAGGAATAAAGAATGACTAATGAGCATATGCAAGTTGAGATTATGAACATTATTGATAAATTAAAAATCATCGAGACAAAATTGTCTAGGGTTGAAGCACGCGTTTTAACGCACCATGATGATATTCGTAGTATTCGTAAGAATACTGATGCAATTAAATCCACACTCGGAGGAAGAATTTAATGATGACTGATGAACAAATGAAAGATCGTTTGGCTTTAATCAAAAAAGTTGGTAATCGTCGCAATAAAATGGCAAATCTTAAAGCTAAATCTAAGGCTCTATTAAATTCTGATATGTTGCCAAAAAAGAGTAAGCTTGTTCATGGCATTTTCATTCCGACTGATGACATGACTAATATCAATACATACACCGATGCACCGAAATATGCAAAGATGTATTATGGCGAAACTGCACATGAAACAACGAAATTTGATAATGATTGGAATTGATATGAAATATGAAAGAGAATGGCTTGTAAATGCTTTGCTAGAAAATGAGTGCAAAGTAACATTCACTAAAAAAGACGGTACATCTCGTGTGATGTACTGCACGCTGCATCCATCTGTCTTACCGACGGCTAAAAAGGACGATGCGCTAAGTCAGAAAAAAGTTCGTGCATTGAATGAAGAAGTTGTTGTAGTATATGATACAGGATCTGACGGTTGGAGATCCTTCAGAGTTGATAGTGTGCTCGATTTTGAAAGTCTATAAATAGGTATTTAGCATCCATCCACCCTCAAAGGAACTCTTTAATTATACCACCATTTCTAATATCTGTACACAGTAAAAGGCTGACTTATGAATTTTTATATCGAACCATTTTGGGTAGCGTTTGCATGTGTCGGGCTTAGTGCTTTGACCGGATATCTAATTGCTCGTACAAATCACGATGCAGATAATGAAAGAGCTATTGAGGACACTATCACATACCTTTGTAAAGAAGGCTATATAAAGCATAGGCATTTATCTGACGGTGAAATCGAAATCATTCCTCTGGAAGCAGAATTATAAAATAAGTGTGTACAACCTATTAATAATGTTGTAGGATGTATTATAGCAACGTTTTGGAGGATACCATGGTTAAGAGAAATACTATAAAAATCAAGTCTAAGAAGCCACGCAAGCCTATGTCAGAGGAACAGCGCAAGCAGGTTGCTGAGCGTTTTGCTAAAGCTCGGGCCGAAAAGCTACTAAAAAATCCACCGACATATGCATACATTGCTGATAATATATTGGCATTACCTGAAGATGATGTGTTCTCTCTTAAAAATATCAGACGGTGGCAGGCAACACAGAAAGAGATCTTGAAAGAAGATAGATCTCTCCTCCGTAAAGAACCTAATACAAAGGGCCTTTATGCAAAGGTATCTGCTACTGCCGGATACATTGCAAACCTAGATAGGTTCTTACGTACCGGAGATTACTGTGATGACTTCTATGGTGAACATAGGGAACACGCAGTAAAGTGGAGATGTCTGCATCCGGCCTATGATAAAGAAGGTAATATTAAACGAACACATGGCGTATTTTATTCAGACCTTGGTTTTGTCTGGAATGATTTGGCGGAAAACGAGGTTGAATGATAGAAACGCAATTTTTAACAAAATCAAAATTCTCTGTTCTTATTGAGAATGCCGTAATTAAACAAAAAATGTCATACATCGATGCGGTGTGTGACATTTGCGAAAAGCATAATATCGATACTCAGGATGTGCGCAAGTTTATATCTGCGCCTATCAAAGATAAGATTGAAGCCGAAGCAATGAAACTAAATTACTTACCACGCGGTAATGAATTAACATTTGAGTGAACAATGAAACCACTTCAGAATATAAATTTTGTACTGTCTAATAGATGCAATGCTACTTGTGTGTGGTGCCCGGCAAGTCGTGGCACTAAAAGTAATTTTGATATGGACAAAGAGTTAGTATTTAAAATTATAGATGAAGCGGCTCACCCTGATTTTCCGTATGAATTGCAGCGTATGCATATGAGTGAAAATGGCGAGGCACTATATCATAGAGACTTTGTTGAGATCCTTCGATATATTAAAAAGAAACTTCCTAATGTGAAGGTTGATATGCTAAGCAACTTTGGACTAATGTCTAAGAAGGTTGCTGAGATACTTGTGAGAGAGAAACTGTTCGATTCTATTCAAGTTAATATTGATGGGCACAACGACGAATCTTATAAGGCTGTCAAAGGTATTCCGTTTAAATCTGTAATGAAAAACCTAAAACATTTCTTAGGTTTGCGGATGGAACATTATCCTGATTTAGATTTTGGTATTAACGTAATGCCTGCCTTTGAATATGCTGCCACAATCTTCTCGGTATATGACAAGAACCCAATTCAAATTCCGGCTGGTACAAGTGTACCATTTAGCTCATACAGTTTGGTATGTAAAAGCCTAACAGAAATATTAGGCGAAGATATATTCAACTCGCTGAGTGTAGTTAGACATAGCAGTTCAGGTATGTGGGCAGAAAGACCTCGATTTAAATCAGGAGAATTTGAAGCTCACCCAGATTCTAAATGTCCTATGGTTAATGTTATGACAGAAACTATGTATGTAGCACCTAACGGAGATTTCTATGCATGCTGCCTTGATGATAATCAGGACTTGGTTGTAGGAAATCTGAAAGAGCAAACCTTAATAGAAGTTTGGAATTCACCTGAACGCCGAAACTTTATGAACAATATTAAGATGCATAACTATGGTAAGATTGGCTATCCATGTAATACTATTGGCGCCTGTCAAACCATAAATAACGCTGATCCCGATCATTGGAAAAAGATCGAAGATCAGTATAGCGATGGAGATTCCGTTGTCTTCGAAGAATAAAGTATAAATAGCGGTGTACTACGACGCATGAACGTGGTATAATACAAAAACACAATACAGCAATACTACAGCAAATAAGAGGAACTATCATATGTCTTTTGCAGAACTAAAACGAAATAAAAGCTCAATCTCTAAACTCATCCAAGCAGCCGAAACTGCTGGCGGTGGTGGAGAAAAGAAAAGCTACGGTGATGATCGTATCTGGAAACCAACAGTAGATAAAGCCGGCAACGGCTATGCTGTCCTACGTTTCCTTCCAGCCGGTGAAGGCCAAGAACTTCCTTGGGTTCGGTATTGGGATCACGGTTTTAAAGGCCCAACTGGCCAATGGTACATCGAACGGTCTCTTACATCAATTGGCCAAACAGATCCTGTCGGTGAATTGAATTCCAAGTTATGGAATACAGGTATCGAAGAGGATAAAGGAACTGCACGCCAACAAAAGCGTCGGTTACACTATGTCTCAAATATTCTAATTGTATCAGATCCTGCTAATCCTGAGCGTGAAGGCAAAACCTTCTTGTATCAGTATGGTAAGAAAATCCATAACAAAATCATGGATATGATGCAGCCAGAGTTTGCGGACGAAACTCCTACAAATCCGTTTGATATGTGGGAAGGTGCAGACTTTAAACTTAAGATTCGTAACGTTGAAGGCTATCGTAATTACGATAAGTCTGAGTTTGCTTCTCCTGCAGCTATCTCTAGCGATGAGGATAAGCTTGAAGCTCTATATAATGGTATGTACGATCTAGCAGAGTTTGAAGATCCTAAGAATTATAAAACATATGCTGAGCTTAAAGCCAAGCTTATGAAAGTTCTTGGTGAATCTGCAGATGCCGGTCAGCAGTCATTGGCCCAGGCTGCTCAAATGAATGAGCCAGCACCTGATCCAATGATTAATGCTCCGGTAACGGCAGAGTCTATTAGTGAGAAATCAAATGATGATGACACACTATCATACTTTGCCAAGCTTGCTCAAGACGATTAAAATGCCCCTGGCATAAGAGCAAAGGGATCGCCTGCAGAGGCGGTCCCATTTAAGTTTGTGGAGTTAGCACTAGAAGAATTATTGTTTGCAGTATTAGTTGTATTATTATTAACAACAACCGATTGTAAATTTGATGCTAGCTGAGCTTGCAATGACTGAAGATTTGCTAATTCATTGCCAGTTTCACTCTGTAGCTTATTGACTCTTGAAGCGCTTTCGGTGTCCCTATTATCAATACGAGTTTGGGCTGCAGCTCTAGTGCCTGCATCACCTACACCTACATCAATTGCTGGGATAAGATTAAACGCCGGTGTAAGAAATGTTTCAGGAATATTAATTTCAGGAAGTTTAAATCGGAAATTCTTAGAGATCATTAAGTATATTTCATCACCAAGATTTGCTATGAAGTTAGCAGCCCTTTCGAAGCTTGCCTTAAATCCGTTAACCAACCTTTTAACACTGAATGATATCTGTGCTACTAAAATATCCTTCATCAGGCCAATGTTATCACTAAGAGCTGTGACTATATCAGACAGGCTAAATGACAGTCCGCCTAGATTAACCTCACTACTAAACTTACTTGATAACCAATTTTTAACGCCGTTAAATGCCATTACAGCAAGATCACCTATACTATAGTCTTTCCATTTAGAAAGCTCTTCGGCTTCTTTATTAAACCCTAGTTTGCTGGCTAGCCATGATGTAATACCTAAGATTGCGTCTTTGACAAGGTTAGGTACGATTGTCGTCACATTGATTAGTGATGCAATAATGCCTTCGACACCCTCATCAAATACAAATAGCTTTTTGACATAATCCCATGCGCCGGTTACCATATCTCCTACTATAGTTGCGATGCTATCAGTAACCTTTGTTACACCGTCTACAGACCACTTGAATATACCAGTAAAATAATCAAACACTGGTTTTATAGTATTATCATATATCCACATACCTAGGCTGGCCACGCCATCAAGAAGTGTTGTCCATAATTGCTTTAATGCTTCTACAGGATTTGTGAACAGCGTACCGAACCATTCCATGACATTAGTAATCATATCTTTTATTGGTTTAACAAAGTCAATACCTTTTAGCCATTCGGCGCCTTCATCAAAGCCAAGCTTCTTTAGACCCCATGCCATCAGATCCTTTAAAAGGTTTAGCGGTGCGCCAATGAAGTCTGCAAGTGCAGTACTAATACCGGCCGTAAACTTTTCATATAGCGTTCCTTCGGTGCCAATAAAGTCTGTGACACCTTTGAAGGCTGACACCAGAACACCGATAGGCCAAAGTATTTTACCAAATACTGCTAAAAGTTTTGTTGCTCCACCCTTCATAAAGGTAACTATCTTTGATCCAAAACCACTCGTAAAGAATTCACCAATCGCAGCCGAGGTTTTAGTGATAGGACTAAACAGCGATTTCATCTGGATAAGGAATCTGCCTATCCTTGGAGACTTAAATTTACCATCTTCGCCCTGCAAAGCAATAAGCTTTCCATCAATGCCGATACCAAATCCTTTGAGTATGCTTGCTTTGGCATTCTTAAATGCATTAGCTATTTGCCCACCAATAGATGTGATCTGTTTGCCATCTTCACCCTTAGGAAGAACCGCACTCATATTAAAAAATCTTAATACACGTGCCCGAACATTTAGAAATTTTTGATTAAGGGTTTTGGATAATGACTCCGGAAACAAATTGTCAAACTTAATATTACTAATTCGTTTTAGAATAGGAAGTTCCCATCCACGCATGCCCGCAAATGCAGCAGCTACAGCAGCAAGGCCTGCCGTAAAGCCTGCAAGCATTTTTCCAATGTTAGCAAGTCTACCAAAAAAAGCATTGATATTACCGCTAGCATTGTCAAGAGGTTTAAAGCCAGTCATTTCTTTTTGTACGACCTTAGGAGTTTTAGATCCTTCTAGCTTATCTTCTAGTCTGTCACC